CATCTTAGGGAGAGCGTCCGGGGCGGTATCGATCAGTCCGCCCTTCACGTAGCATTTCATGATGAAGCTCCGGGTTGCATGAGGTTGAGACGCGGACCCTGCAGCTGTTTAGGCTTAGGGGCATCGTTTCCGGTGGAGTTCTTAGGCGGCTCTGCGCCGGGAACCGGCGTGCCGGGGGGAGCGCCACCGGGCTTACCCATCTGCCCAGCAGCTTGCGCCTGCGCAATAGCTTCCTGCTGCTTCTCCTTCTCCGCCAGCTCCCCGTCGTCCGGTACGATCTTGTCGCCATCCATGCCCAGCGTCTCAGCCACTTCGCGCAGCACATTGGCGCGGCCACGCAGGCCCATGATCTGGAGATCGACCGGGTTGCCGGTAGCAGTGAGGAACTCAATCCGGCGCTGACGCTCAGCTTCCTTCTGCAGCGCCATCGACACGCCACGCACGTTGACGTTCTCGTCGCCGCGCAGGAGGCCCGACTGGTCGGTCAGCATGACCATGTCGTAGAGCATCATCAGGGCAGGATTGACTACGTCGCGGTCCACGTTGGCAGCGACGGTCTGCAAGATTTTATTGGCGTTGCCCATCAGGAGGGAGAGACCAGACGCCGTCCGGCCCGCACCGCCAAGGCGCTCCGTGCCAGTGATGTAGCGAGGAAGCGCGGAGATTTCATCCGCGATATTGGTCATCTCCTTGAAGACGCCAAGCAGCTCCTGTGCATTCGACTTTGGCTGGAAGAAATCCACCGGCTTCTGATTGCTGCCAGAAGTGACGGTCGGGTCAGAGACCACATGCCACCGCTTCCATGGATACAGCTCCTCGCCATCTGCACCGGGGGCCATGCGCTCATCATTGATAATGACCTGCGGGCCGGAGGCGATGGAGAGGTTGTTAACCAGTGCGCGCAGCGAGGCATTTGCAACGTCCTGCACGTCTTCCAGAATGTCGGGCAGCGCGTTGCCAACCACAGTGCCGGGCATCTTCTCGAAGGAAGTGACGAAGTATGGATGCCGTTTGCGCGGATTTGGATTAATCTGGACCTTGATCACTTCACGGCCAACGAGCCATGCCTGCACGGCATAGTCGCGGCTGGGGTCATTGATCTGGTTGATGTCGAGGCCGTATTCGAGCAGGAGCGACCCCTGCACGTTGCCATGGTATTCGAGGCTATCAATCAGGTTTGATGTGTTCTGGTTCGGGTCTTCCCGGCTCTCCGCCAACGCCTGATCACTGTCAGACGGGGCAATCCAATCCCGCAGCCCGCCTCGGCCATGGTCGGTGAGCACCCGGACGATGGCTTCCTTGTCGTAACCCGGAAGGTCCATGACGGCGTTGAGGTCGGCACGGGTGAGGCGGACGCGCTCAATCATCTCGGCGTCAGCGATGTTGGAGACGCCGGGCGACCACCAAAGATCGAAGGGCGAGACACGATCCCAGAACATTTTGGGGCGCATGCTCACGACAGGTTGCCCGTTCTCCCAGTGCATATCCGAGACGACGCGGACGGTCGGACCCTTGACGCAGGCGTAGGGGAACATGGGCAGGTCAACAAGGAAAGCCGCGAGCGCATCGTAGAAACCGCCCTCAACCAGAATGTCGTTGAGCGCATCCTCTGCCCGCTTAGCAGCTTCGCGCGCCCGCTTCACGGAAGTGCGGAACGCAGCAGCTTTCAGGTTGGCGATACGGTCAATGACGGTATTCTCATCTACCTGTTGCCCAGCCTGCATCATTTTGGCGACTTCCGCCGTGACGAGCTGCTCAATATTGTCGTAGAGATCGTAGGGCAGGCTAGGAGATGGCGTCGGGTCCAGCGTCCATGGACGCTCGTTAGATAGATAAACGTCGCGCAGCAGCGATGTCGCGCCACGGCATTTAACGCCAATCAGGCGGGCGTAGACTTCAGACCCTTTGAACTGGCGGATTTGCTGAAGCTTCTTGGCGTCGTATTCGCCATTAAAAGCCTGCAGGCCTTTGATCAGCCGGGTTTCCCAACCGCGCGTCGAGCTGCGGTGGTTTCGAAACATCTCAAAGCGCCCTCGGATATGCCCCGCAAGCCGCGAAGCAAACGGCGAGGTCGTCTCCTTGATAGCGGCTTGCTCCTGCGATTGCTCGTACTGGGCAAGGGTGGCGGGCGACATGACCTGCAGAACCATTCGTATGCTCCCGATGAATGGTGTATGTATAGACACAATTAACCATACAGGGAAGTCCTATGGAAAATTTGCCTGCGTTCCGAGAAAATAAAGTTGTCGCCGTTGCCCGCGAGCTGGCGATGGACATCAATGAGATGAACGAAATCTTAGCGATGTACCACCTCACAGAGGAGGATTTTGAGAAGCTAAAGGTCGATCCAGACTTCCAAGCAGTCTTCGATGCTACCCTTTTGGAGTGGCAGGCGGCGACCAACACCGAGAAGCGGGTGAAGGTTAAGGCCGCATCCTCCATCGAAAACTCGCTGCTTAGCCTGCACACGGCAGCAAATGACAAGAACCAGCCGCTCAATCACCGAGTGCTCGCCATGCAGTTCATCGCCAAGCTAGCTGGACTAGCCGAACCGGAGAGCAAGAGTGGAGCATCTGGGCCGGGCTTCTCTATCACCATCAATATGGGCGGCGGGCATACGAAGACCATCGAGGCAACAGCAATCAACCAAATTGAGGCATGACCCCAATTAAACTGAGGTTAAACCCCGATTTAGCGCGATTTGCCGAGTTAAATTGGGGTCGCCCCCTAATTTGTCTGCCGATAAAAATCTGAGATGGGGCAGGCAAACCAGCCTAACCCGTCCAGACCGCAGACAAAGGAGACCGCATCCTGCGGCTCGCATTCTTCGCCCAAGGCGTCAAAGTAGCTGGTAACTTCGACAAGTCTCTTGCCCGTCAGGGCAATATCTTGCTCAAAGTTCACCGCCTCGACGTGCAGGCCATCCTCTGCTACCAGCCATGTCATGTCCATGCCCCCACAGGAATAGTCGGTCTTGGTTTGAAGTTCCGCCGTGCCATGATGCGACCCGGAAGGTCAGTAGCCACCGCCAGACAACCATACTGAAAGGCGTCTGCGATGTGCGATGCACCATTCTTATCTGGGCTAGGTTGGAGGTCGCCGCGCGAGTTACGGCGGAAACGATAGTCGAAGCGGAGCGCCCGCACCAGACCGGAGCAGCGGCTATCAATTAAAATTGCTGGGCCTAGCCCTCGCGACTGAAGGAATAATGTCTCGCATGCGCGAAGGCGCGCACCAACTTCGTTGGTCGAAGCTGGGTAAGCCCGAAAACCCGCAGCCCTCAAGACATCGAAGCAGCTCATCTCATTGACTTGGCTCTTGGCCGTACCAGCCGGGTCGCCAACAACATAAAACTCTCGGCCCAGATATTTTTCACTCAGCAGCATGGGCTGCAGGAGCGTTTTTGCAAACTGCTCCAGCCCCATGTCTTCAGAGCTAATTTCGTCAAGGACGTGCAGACGCCCCTCGGGGGTAAGCTGCATGAGGAGCGCGGTGGGTGTGCGCCCGAAGTCCATGGCAATCATCATTGGCCGGAACGGATTGACCGGCAGTGGCTTCTCAGTGACATGGCGCTCGATGTTGAACGAGGCGCGGAACACTGCCTGCCCGCCGACATCAATGCCAAAGTCGTTTTCAATGTAAACCTTGCACCATTCCTCAGACTGACCCTCGGCCAGACGCTGGTAGTAATTTGGCGGCAGGTTCTCGACGTTCTCCGCATCCGGCGATAGTCCAGACGGCTGGCGAAAGAACTCATACTCAGTCGGCTTCTCCAGCACGAGAAAACGGTGCCACTCCGAACCCTCGTTGAACGAGTTGGTCTCGCCAATGACACCGAACCACGTCGGCCCACCGTTTGGGTGGTCGGGTGTTGGCGGCACGGCAATCTTGGAGGGATAGCGCCCCAGTCGCCCAGTGATAGGGGCGAGCAGACGAAAGTCTATCTCGCGAAACTCAGACAGCCACGCGCCCGTCAGCTGCGTCGAGAGCAGACGGCGCTGATCGTCAGGCGTGTCCAGCGGCATGAGCATGAGGTCGGCGTGTACGTCGCCCGCACGAATTTGGATCGTACTGTCGGTCGTATAAAACCGACAGACGGGGGATAAAATTGTCTGCACGTCAGGAAGCACCGTCTGGCGGAGCTGCTGCAGGGTATTTCGGACAATGGCCCAGCGCGTGCGCCTGATCCCATCTGGCCCCGGATACTGCTCCGAGGCGCGGCGAATGATCTCCATGATGATGCCGGTCGTCTTCCCGGAACCCACAGGCCCAGAAATGAAACGCCCGAATTGATCACTCTTCATAAACTGCGAGATGGTGGACGGCGCATTAT